GAAGCAATGTTAATTTCAGAAATGGAAACTGGAAAACTAGCTTCACAACAACTCAAATAATAATCATAAAAGAAAGGTAATATACCATGATAGATAATCCCAATAGGGAATCTAAGCCTATCTACAATACTGTAGATCAAGCACAATCTGCATTTGCTAACTTGTTAAACGCCACTGACGAGAGCAGACAGCAGACAACAGAACCAGTTGAAGCAACACAAGACGAGCCTTACGAGGCTAACGAGAGTGAAGTAGAAACTGCGGAAGTTGAAGAACAAAGTCAATCCGAAGATCTAACTGAAGAGGTTAGTGAAGAGGCACAAGAACAGGAAGCTACTTATCAAATTAAAGTTAATGGCAAACCTATTGATGTTACCCTTGATGAACTAATGTCTGGTTATCAACGAGATGCAGACTATCGTAGAAAGACAATGGAACTAGCAGATGAAAGACGACTCTTACAAGAGGAAGTTTCTAAAGCTAAATCCGAGTCTGATATGGTGGCAAAATTACGACAAGACTATGCGACACGTCTAGGTGAGATTGAAAACTCAATGAAACCTGATGCGAATATTAATTGGGCAAAGTTATATGAAAACGATCCCGATGAATACCATCGCAAAAAGATTGAAGTTGAGAATAAATCTAAAGCACTAGAAACGATTAAAGCTGAACGTGAACGTGCTATTAAAGAACAGAATGAAGAACAGATGAAAATCTATAATCAGTATTTAACTGAACAAAAAAGACTTCTATCTGAAAAAGAGCCCGATTACGTTGACCCTGTTAAAGGTGAAGGTTTACGCAAAGACATGACTAGTTATCTTAAAAAAGAAGGCTACTCAGATCAAGAGTTGAACATGATGGTAGATCATCGATCATTCGTGATTGCCAAGAAAGCTATGCTTTATGATAAGATGATGAACTCCAGAGTCTCTGCGAAACAAACCAAAGCAGTGCCAAAAATGGTTCGTAGTGGTACACAGAAAACAATCAACAAAGACAGTCAAGAAGCCAAGTCGTTAAAATCTCGCTTAAAACAAACAGGATCTATGAGAGATGCTGCTAATGTTCTTAAGCAATTCTTATAAACAACTAACGAAAGGACTAAAAAATGGCTGTACCATCAAATACAGTGTCCGCACATAACAGAGTTGGCATAAGAGAAGATCTCGAGGATGTAATTTATTCAATTTCTCCTACAGAAACTCCTTTTATGACTAACATTGCTAAAGGAACTGCGGATCAAGTAAAACACGAATGGCAGAAAGATTCACTAGCTGCTGCATCAACAGGAAACGCTCAAATCGAGGGTGATGATGTAGGAACTTATGATTCAAGAGCTGCTACAACTAGAGTACAAAACTACTGTCAGATTTCAAGAAAGACAGTTGTTGTATCTGGAACAAACAGTGCTGTTAACTCAGCAGGTCGAAATGACGAACTAGCTTACCAATTAGCAAAAATGGGTAAAGAGTTAAAGAGAGACATGGAAGCTATCTTAACTAATAACCAAGCTGCTTCTGCTGGTAATGCTTCAACTGCAAGATCACTTGCTGGTTTACCTTCATGGTTAACTAACGCAGTGCGTTCTGCTGGAACATCAACAGCTGGTGCTGATCCTACTGGTGACGGATCTGATACTGCTACTGACTCTGACTTATTAGTAGCTTTCTCAGAAGATAACTTAAAAGCAGTTATCCTTGAGTGTTACCAAGATGGTGGCGATCCAGATATGATTATGGTTGGCCCATTCAACAAACAAAAGTTCTCTGGCTTTACTGGAAGTGCTACTAAGTACAAGAACGTAGAAGATAGAACTATTGTTGCAACTGCTGATATCTATGTATCTGACTTTGGTGAACTATCTGTTGTACCTAACAGATTCCAAAGAGAAAGAGATGCATTTGTTATCCAATCAGATATGTTTGAGTGTGCTTTCTTAAGACCATTCCAAACAAAAGAATTAGCATCTTCTGGTGATAACGATAAGAGACTACTCTTAGCTGAGTACACTCTTGTTGCTAGAAACGCTGACTCTTCTGGTGTTGTAGCTGACTGTACAACTTCATAAGTGATATAGTATAATCAAGGGTAGGGGGATTTTCCCCCACCCTACTAATTTAAAAAGGAGTAATAAATGAAAGTATTTGATAAAGGTGCATCTTACAAAAAAGGTTCTAAGAAATCTGCTGTAATGCAAGATGGCCCTCATTCTGGCGGTAAAGCTAAAGTTAGCAAAAGAAATACACCTGGTGCTAACAAGATGATGATGACTAAAGGAAACCAAAAAGATCCTATCCAAGATATGATTAACAAAGCAATCAATGGCTAAAAAATTAAAACTATCAAATCCTGGTGATGTAATTGAAACCAACTTCTATATTGATGAAGCTGCCGATAAATATTACATCGAGGATAAAATTGATGCAAAACCTATTATAGAACGTAATAAGGAATTACAGAAAGAAGATATCAATAAACATAGAGACTTCAAATATGTAGCTAGTATTCCTTTAACAGTATTTTATAATATGCAAAAACAAGGGATTATTTCTAAGACTGGTAAAGTCCAAGACAGAGTGGCATTTGCTAGATTCTTAAATGATCCAGACAATAAATATTTAAAGGTAACAGATAAGAGAATCTAATGGCACTATCAACATTCGCTGATTTAAAAACAAGCATTGCAAACTATCTGAATAGATCAGATTTAACATCTGTTATTCCAGATTTTATTACGTTAACAGAAGCAAAGTTAAATCGTATTCTTCGTATTAGACCAATGCAAAAACGTGTATCGACTACTCTAACTTCTGGTGATGCGTTTGTTGATTTACCTAATGATTTTTTAGAAGCAACACAAATCTTTATTGATAGTAATCCTAATAAAGTTTTAAACTATGTTAATGCAAATCAGATTGAATTAGAGAATATACAAGAATCAAGCGGTACTCCTTCTCAATACACCATTACAGGTGATGAGTTTCAATTATCTCCTATTCCTGATTCTGCTTATACCTTAAAGATTTCTTATTATGCGAAGATACCCGCATTATCAACATCAAATACTTCTAATTATTTATTAGCAAGTTACCCTCAAGTTTACTTATATGGTTCTTTATTAGAAGCACAACCTTATATTGTAAATGATGAAAGAATAACAGTTTGGATGAGTCTCTTTAATGAGGCGGTTCAATTAATTAATCGTGATGACGAGCAAGGTAGATACTCTGGTAGGACTGCTTTTGCGATGAAGAACGATACAGCAAACCCATAAGGAGAAATAAACTATGTCAGCAGCAAGTGATTATTTAGAGAATAAAGTCCTAGATCATTTTTTAGGTACTGCCTCTACAACTGCTCCCACTAATGTTTATATCGCATTATTTACTGCTGATCCTACTGATGCTAATAGTGGTACTGAAGTATCAACTTCTGGTACTGCTTATGCAAGACAAACAGCTACTTTTAGTGCTGCCTCCAGTGGATCAACTTCAAATAGTGCTAATATAGAATTTAGTCAAGCAACAGCAAACTACGGAACTGTTACGCACTTCGGAATATACGATGCGTCAACAGCTGGTAATTTATTGTTTCATGGTGCTTTAACAAGCTCTAAAACAATAGAAACAGGAGACGTATTTAAAATTGCAACTGGTAACTTAACAATTACAGTAGCATAATGTTATGGCAGATCGAACAGGCCCATTTACTCTTGAAGAAATAAACACCCTTTTTGGGTACACATCCTTAGATGCGTTACCTTATTCATTAGATAATAGTATTTGGCAAACTGCTACCATTTTTGATGGTAGTGCTTCTGCCTCTTCTGTCGCTTCTGCCACAGCATCCCCTTCGGTTATAAAAACTATAACCGAAACTATTAGTGCCGTTGCTAGTACAACTTGTACTGCGATTGCTGTTTTACTAGGAAGTTCTAGTATTAATGTTGCTGCCTCTGTTTCCATTACCTCTCAAAGAGTAAGAGATGCTGCTGCTTCTATTAGTAGTATCTTTACAACAAGTATTTTAGCTTATATTGCTATATTAGCTAGGGCTAGTGTTAATGTTGTAGCATCTACCAATATCAGTTTTATTAGAATAAGAAACATTACTTTATCTATTTCAAGTGCTGCTTCAGTATCGATTGCTTATGTAAGAATTAGAGATGCTGCATCCAGTATCAGTAGTGCAGTCACCACATCATTAGATGTAATTAGACAACGAATAGCAGATTCTTCTGTTAATGTTGTTGTTAGTTTTAGTATTTTAGCAGGTATTGTTGCTTCTGCTTTAGCTTCTATTAGTTCTGCTGTTACAACTAGTGTTCTAGGAAGTGCTATTTTTCAAATGGCTAGTAAAACTATTAACACTATTTTTAGTGCTACCAATAACGGAGTCATTAAAGGAGAATACCCTGTCTTAGAAAGTGGTGCAGAAACTTATACAACCTTAACCTCTTCTAATACAGAGACTTACACAGAATTAACATCAAGTGCTAGTGAAACTTATACAGATCTAACATCTGATGAAACAGAAACATATAGTGATATAATCAGTTCAAACACAGAAACCTATGAGGAATTAAATAATGCCGTTTATTAAATTTGGAGAATTATTACCTGACTTACCAGCCTACAGAAATCCTGGTTGTTTACAGGCTAATAATGTTATTTCTTATGGGGATGGGTATAAACCTTTTAATACTCTTGCTACCTTTTCTAATGCCCTAACGAATAGAGCACAAGGATTTGCTAACTTGGTGGCTACCGATGGAAGTAGAAAAATATTTGCTGGTGATGGTTCTAAACTATACCAATTAAGTAATTCTACTTTTAGTGATGTTTCTAAATCAGGTGGATATACTGTATCTCAATTCGACCAATGGAAATTTACAATCTTTGGTAACACTGTTATCGCTGCTGCGTTAGGTCAAAACTTACAAAAATTTGTTATTGGTACAGATACTGTCTTTTCAGATTTAACATCTATTCAAGCAAAGTTCTTAACTGTAGTTAAAGATTTTGTTTTTACAGGATATAATTCTAGTCAATCTCAAAGAGTTCGTTGGTCTGCTTTAAACGATCCAACTGACTGGTCACCTTCTCAAGCAACTCAAGCTGACTATCAAGACTTAGTAGGAGATCATGGCCCTGTTACTGGAATTAATGGTGGTGAATTTTTAACTGTATTTATGCAAAGTGCAATCTTTCGAGGAGACTATGTCGGTACTCCTTTGATCTTCCAGTTTACTAAAGTTAATAATACTCATGGTGCTAGTCAACCAGGCAGTATTTGTAGTTTAGGTCATTTAAGTTATTATCTTTCAGAAGATGGTTTTTACATGTTTGATGGTAGGGTATCAACTCCTATTGGTGCAAACAAAATTAATAAGTATTTTTTTGATGATTATAATATTGCTTATGCTGATAGAATTTGTAGTTCTATTGATCCACTAAACAATTTAATTGTGTGGGCTTATGCTTCTAATGAATCGGATGGTGTGTTAGATAAATTAATTATGTATAACTACACAACTCAACGATGGACTACAGCAGATGTTAATTTGCAAATGTTAGGTCAAGCACAAACACCTGGATATACTTTAGAGCAAATGGATGATATTGATAGTAGTATTGATAATCAAACAGTTTCTTTTGACTCTCCTCTTTGGGCTGGAGGTAGAATAACCTTCTCTGCTTTTGACAATAATAAAAAATTAGGTGTGTTTACTGAAGCTCCTAATACTGCTTCTTTTACAACAGGTGAATTAGACATGGAAGGAAGAAGATCTTCTATTAGAAATATTCGCCCTATTATTGATGGTGGTACTGTAACAGTTCAAGTAGGTTCAAGAGATAAACAAGGAGGAACTGTTAGTTATGGAAGTACAGTTTCCTTAACAGCTTCAGGCGATGCTCCTGTTAGAAAGACAGGAAGATATCATCGTTTTAAAACAAACATTACAGGAAGTTTTACTAACTCTTATGGAGTTGAAGTAGAATTAGTTGCAGAAGGTAAGAGATAATGCCTAGTTATAACTATCTTAGTGTGCCTACTTATATGCAAGACAAAGACGAACATCTTCGTCAAGCAGCTAATGCTATTAATGGATTAAGAGATGGAAAAATTAACTCTACAGGAGAGGTTACTTTAACGAATAGTAGTGCGACAACTACATTAACAGACGCAAGAATAGGTGGAGATAGTATCATATTCTTAATGCCTGTTAGTAGTGCATCAGCCTCAGAAAACTGGTATATTACAGGAATAGGAGATGGTACAGCAATAATTAACCATTCTTCTGCTGCAACAACTAGAACTTTTAAATATGCCATATTCGGATAGTGTTTGCGTACAAGTAGACCCAGAAGATTTAGACTTTATTTGGTCACAAGTTGAACCCCAAATATCAAGAGCACTCGAAGGATCGTATAGTGCTTATGATATAATGAAGAATATAAAGGAAAATCGTATGCAACTATGGATTAGTTGGAACGATGGTATAGAAGCCTCCTTTGTCACAGAAGTATGTGACTATCCTCAAAAGAGGGTAATGCGATGGGTTTTAGCTGGTGGTTCAAATATAGAGAACTGGGTAGGCCCAATGAAAGTAAGAGTAGAAGATTGGGCAAAAAGGAATAATTGCCAACGATTAGAGATTGTTGGAAGGAAAGGATGGACAAAAATCTTGAGAGACTATAAACCTCAAGCAGTGTATTTTGTAAAGGAAATAGAATGAGTAAAGGATCAGCACAACAACTACAGACAGGAACAGTAACCCAAGATCCGTCTGCAATGACAAAACCCTATTATGAAGAGGCTTTAAAAGAAGCAAGAAAACTCTTTAGATCAGGAGCACCACAGTTTTTCCCAGAGGCTACTTATGTACCTTTATCTGGTCAAACAGAAGCAGCTCTTAAACTTCAAGAAGAAAGAGCATTAGCAGGTAGCCCATTATTAAAACAAGCACAAGGGCAAGTAGGTGATATATTAAGCGGTAAATTTCTTGATCCAGAATCTAATCCTTATTTAAAAGCTGCCTATGAAAAAGCTGCTGGATCTGCTCAAGGAACTTTAGGTTCTCAGTTTGCTTCTGCTGGTCGTTATGGTTCTGGTGCAATGGCAGAAACTGCTGGTAAAAGATATGGAGACATTGCTACTGATATCTATGGTGGTGCTTATGAAAGAGAAAGACAAAGACAAATGTCTGCACTTGGTATGGCTCCGGGATTAGCCCAAGCAGACTATTACGATATTCAACAATTAGGAAATGTTGGTCAACAAAGAGAAGCATTTGAAGAAGCTAAGTTAGCAGATGCAATGAATCGATTTAATTTCGAACAACAAAAACCTTACACAAAACTAAATCAATATTTATCTGCTCTAGGGATGACACCTGGATATACACAAACATCTCAAACACCTATTTATCGAAGTGCTGGAGCTAACCTTTTAGGGGGTGCTTTAGGTGGTGCTCAGTTAGGCGATTTACTTGGATTTAGCCCATTTGGTATGGGTGCATCAGCATTAGGAGGAGGCCTACTAGGCCTGTTCGGATGAGTCTTTTAGATCTTATGATGCAGCAAGAAGCTGCAAAATTTTTACAAGAGTATAGTACCCCATCATCTAGTGTTGGTTTATTAGGTCAACCTAAATCAAAAATACAACAAGGATTATTAGGTGCATTAAAAGGCATTCAACCTTATATGGGATATAGTACAACTCCTATTTCTTTTGGTCAAGCAGCTTTAGGAGCAATCACTGGTGGTGTTGAAGGTATGCAAGACTATGAAAAAGATTTAAAAAAACAAAGTTTAGAAAAATTAAGTGTATTAGGATCTATTAAAGATTTACTTGCAGAAAAACCAACTGATTGGACAACTGTTGGTTTAGCCAGTGATCCTTCAAAAGCAACCTTTGTAAAAAAAGGAGAAGAGGGATTAACTGATGAAGCAGGAAACCCACTATATGCACCTTATGTTCCAGTTGTGTATAAACAAAATTTTAGAATTAAAGAAACTCCAGATGGTGGTTTTACTATGGAGATGTTGTATGAAGATCCTAGTGCTACACCCACAACAAGTGAAGCTGAAGAAATACAAAAACCAGTTGTTGTAGATTTACAAACAAGATTAACTCAATCTAATGAACAATACGATAAATTGTATAAGTTGTATCAATCATTCGATCCAAGTTTCTTACAATATCAAGGAAAGATTAATTCTCTTGTGACTTCTATAAAAGATAAAGCAGGTATTGATTTAACTGAAGCAGAAAAAAATTTTTTAACTGCATTTTCTACTTTTGAACAAGAAGCAGCAGAAGGTTTAAATAAATACATTAAAGATATTACTGGTGCTCAAATGTCTGAAGCTGAAGCACAAAGATTAAAACAAGGTTATCCTAACGTATCAGATTCACCGACTCAATTTCAATCTAAGTTAGAAAACCTAATGTTGAACAATACTCTATCTCTAGCGAGAACTAATTTCTTTATTAAGAATCCACAACAATTTGTTGATAATGGAGTTGATATAAATAATCCTTATGCTGTTGATGAAAATGGTAAAAAGATTGAAGGATTAACTAGTTTATCTGATATCGTTAAATTAGATGTTTATAATCCAACAGTATCTACTGTTGGTAGTATTCAAGATATTATTCTCTCTACAGCAACTAAAATTATGAATGATTTAAAGAAAGCTAACCCAGATGCAGATCAACAACTACTTTATAATAAGGCCATTGAAGATACATCGGCATATTTTGGTGTTGATCTAACAGGTTTCTTGGAGCCAAAATAATGGAACTGCTTTTTCAAATTAAAACAAATAAGAATACTAAAGAAGAGGAGAAACCTAAAAATATATCTAAAGATAATATTTCCGGGAATGTCTTTATACCTATTAAAGATGAAATGCCTACTAGTAAAAAACAAAACACTACACAACCTATTAGTACAAATAATACCTATCAAGATAGTATCTTTAGAATTAAAAGTGCAACTACAAAAGAAATTCCAACTAAAGAAAAAAAAATATATGAAGATTTAGGTTTCTTCGATACTGTTAAAGATATAGGAAAAACAATCCCTAAAGCTGCAGCGATGGGGTATGCAGGTATATATGGTTTCCCCGGTTTAATTACAGAGATCGCAGGTAATCTTGTTAAAGACTATCAAGTAAAAAAAGGTATAGCTAAAGAAACAGACAAAGTTGTTAACCCATTACCTACTTATGCTGATATAATGAAAGAATTTGAAAAATATTATAATTACGATCCGAAAACAATACAAGGTCAATATGCCCAAACTATTGGAGAATATTTACCAGGGAGTGGTTCTAAATTATTCAACTTAGCTATTAGTGGAGTTGCTGGAACTGCCGATGAAGTTTTAACACAATTAGCTAGTGAAGGATATGGTGATATAGCTGGGTTCTTAACTTATTTAATTGGAATACCAAAAGCAGGTAAAGGTAAAATTTCAGAAATGGTTGATGAGGCATTACCAGATGAAAAAAGGATGCAAGAGGCTATAGACTTATTAGAAACTAGCAAAAGTACTAAATTTCCTTTAACAACAGGTGAGGCTATTGGTGGGTTGCCTTTTCAACAATTATCCTCTGATTTATTAGTATCTAAATGGGGGAAAGACCTATCTGAATTTTTAGAAAAAAGACAAAAAGATTTACCACCAAATTTTGTTAAGGAGTTAGAAGATATACTAGGCACTGTAGATACACCAAAAACAGTTATTGCAACTGTTAGTGATGCTGTTGAGAGTTCTATTAAAAAAGCTGAAAAAACTAGATTGGAAAGTGCTAATTATAAAGATGCAACAAAAGAAATATTGAGCAAAGATATATTTGCTGATTATGCTACCTCTTTGGAGAAAATGATAAAAGATCCATATACATTAGCTTCATTAAAACCAGAATTAAAAAATATATTAAAAAAAATAAAAGGTAAAAGTATATCTATTGACCAAGTTCAATCACTATTAGGTGAAACACAAGATAAAATTGATAATTTTATTAAAAAGCAATCTATGATAAATACTGGTCAGAAATTAACAAATATTAAAAATGACATAATAAGTATAGCAGAGGCAGCAAGTCCAGCATATAAAAATGCAAGAGAAACTTACAAAAAAATATCTAATGAAATTATCGATCCTTTAAAAGAAACATTAGACGAAGTTACAAAAAAAGTAACTTTGCAAAAAATTAATAATTTAATCTTTAATAAAGATTTAGTAAGACCGGGAGATATTACAAAAATAGCTAATGAATTAAATAAGGTGGACAAAAATGCTTTCCCTAAAATGGCAGGTTATTTATTAGAATCAATGGTAGATAGTGCTGTTTATAAATCAAAAAACCCTGGTTATTCTTTGTGGGGTAAATTGTTTGCAGATCCTAAAAGTAAAAACAATATCATAACTATTTTAGAAGAGTCTGCTAAATCAAGAGGAATAAATCCTTCTGGTATTAGACCGGGATGGAATAACCTTATTAAAATATTTGAAAAAATGGAATACCAACCAATACCCGGATCTGCGACTTCTGCTAGAGGTAACAGATTAGTTGAGTTAGGCGAAAATACTTTTTCTAACATATTAAAAGTATTAGAGATTACAAAACCTTTTAATAGAATTGATGCTTACTTTACATATAAAACACAAAAAAATAACATGAAGCTATTAAGTGAAATATTACTTTCAGATAATGGTTTCCAAATGATTAAAGATCTAGGTAAACAAACTAAAAAAGAAAAAATAGAAAAAGTGCTTTTTGGACAAGCATTAATTGGTTCAAGGGCAGATTACTTAGTAGAAGAAAACGAACAACCATGAAACGTAAACATCCCTGTTTGGGAAATGAGTCAAAACAAATAAAAGGAGAGAAGTAAAATAAATGGCTGGAATAAACGAATACGATACTACGGCTGGTAACAACTCTAGTATCAATTCAATCAATATTGCTGAAGGATGTGCTCCCTCTGGGATCAATAATGCTATCCGACAGTTAATGGCAGATATTCGTTCCCAATGGAATGATGCGAATTGGTTTCAATATGGAGATGGTGCAGGTACAGTATCTATTACTTATGCTAGTGCTACCTCCTTTACTGTAGATGGAGTAGACGTATCTTCTGTCTATCATGTTGGTCGAAGAGTAAGAGCTGTTGGATCTGCAACAGGTACAATCTATGGAACAATCTCTGCGGTAGCTTACGTTACTGACACCACTGTTACAGTTACATGGGATAGTGGTTCACTTAATAACGAGGCTCTAACAATCTATCTTTCTATTATAGAAGCAACCAATACAGGTATTCCTTCTACTACATTTAACTTCGGAGACAATGACAAGATTCTATTCGGTAATGGTAATGACCTAGAAATCTTTCATAATGGAACTACTTCTTTTATAACTAACAATACTAGCCATCTTTATATAAGAACCAATGCTGATGATAGTGACGTTATTATTCAGTCAGATGATGGCAGTGGTGGCCTGACTACTTATATACAAGCAGATGGTTCTATTGGAGAAGTAAGACTTTTTTATTATGGTGCTGAAAAATTAAATACCTCATCTACTGGTATTGATGTTACAGGAACAGTTACTGATGATGGTGCAATCCATGATGGAGATGTTACTTTCACAGGTGCTAACTACAACGTATTATGGGATAAATCACAAGACCGATTAGAATTTGGAGATAATGCGAAAGCTATCTTTGGTGCTGGTGCAGACTTACAGATTTATCACGATGGAAGTAACTCTTACATACAAGACGTTTTAACTGGTGGATTATATATTGACTCTAGTTTATTAACTGTAAGAAATGGTGCTGGTTCAGAAACACAAGCTACTTTCACTCAAAATGGTGCAGTAGAACTTTATCACAATAACAGCAAAAAATTAGAAACTACTACTACTGGTATCCTCGTTACAGGTGGTGTTGACATGACTGCAAGTGCAGGAGATGTGGGTACATACGCCTTAATGGTAAACTCAGGAAGTACAAGTTCTCATAACTTTGGTGATACTTTGGCAGGATCAAATTTAACCCCATCTCAAACAGGTGGTGGTACTGGCACAGCAGGAACACAATCAGGAACTTGGAGATGTATGGGTTATACTGGTGCAAACAGTGTTAGTGCGGGTACAGGTAAAACTACATTGTGGTTTAGAATTTCATAGGAGTAATAATGGCAGATATATATCAAGTATTAAATTTAAGAAACCCTCAGTGGGTAGATTCTAGTCATACAAAAATTAACTGTGAAGTAGAATTTAAAAAGTTTGAAGGAACTTATATTCCTTTTACAGCTAGTCCTACTGACTCAGAAGCTCATGGTAGAGATATTCATCAAAGATTAGTTAATGGTGAATGGGGTTCTATCGCAACAGAACCAACAGAATAAGAAAGGATAATTAATGGCGGGTATTAATGACTACTCGAATACACCTAGTTTAAATACAACAATCAATACGATTGATGTAGATGAGGGATGTAACCCCGCTAATATTAATGATGCTATTCGTCAACTCATGGCAGATATTGCTGACGTTGATGATGGTGTTGTTCCTTTACAGACTCCCGATATTAATGGTGGAACAATCGATGGTGCTTCTTTAGGAGCAAGTTCTCCTATTACCTCAGCCACTATCTCTGGCGATCTCACAGTTGATACAAACACATTATATGTAGATAGCACAAATAATCGTGTGGGTATTGGTACAACAAGTCCAGCCGCTAAATTAAATATTCAAGCAACGGCTGCTACAAGCGGTGAAGATTTAATTAAATTAATAAATGGTGCTGATGCTGCAGAATTAGTCATTGATACAGGTTCTAATACAGTCAATTTTAATTTAGGTGCTAGTGATGTTTTAAAAGTTATAGGTGGTAGTGGTGCAAGTGGTTCTACAATCCCATCTCCTGGCACTTTTGTTGTGGAAAATAATAATGAGGCATCAATAGCTGTTTTAACACCTGATGCTTATACTTCTTATATTAGACTAGGTCATACTTCTGACCCCAGTGCTTGTAAATGGTCTTTTGACCCATCAACTGATGCTATGGAAATTGGCACAACAACTACAAGTGGCTATGTGGGATTTCTTGCAGGTAATGCAACAGAAGCTATTCGTTTAGCTAGTTCTGGTAATGTAGGAATTGGCGAAACTGCACCTGCTCAAAGAGTACATATAAAAAACACAGGAACAGGTTCTGTTCGTATGAGAATAGAAAATGATGAAGGTTATGGTGAAGTATCTACTGATGGGAATGCTATTCAATTAAGAACTCAATCAGGAATTGTTTTTGAATCTTATGACAATGATTATACAGCTATCAGAGATGGTAATGCAGTAGAGCGTATGCGAATTGATAGCTCAGGACACGCAATTATTCCTAATGGTGTAACTTTAGGAACGGCTACTGGAACTTATAGTGCAGCTAACACTATAGATGATTATGAAGAAGGTACTTGGACTCCTAGTTTTCAATTTTCATCAGCACAACCAACAGCAGGTGCTACAACTGGAACTGGATATTATACAAAAGTAGGGAATATGGTTACAATTTGGGGTGCTGTTACAAATGCCAATGTTACAGGAGCTAGTGGTGATGTTAGAATTAGAGATTTACCTTTTACATCAAAAACAGCTTCAGGTCTAGCTGGATGGGTGGGTTCTATGAGTGTCAGTAGTATGACATTTACTGGATATGTCAACTGTGATGTTAATCAAGGTTCTAATTATATTAGACCACTTGAAAATATAAGTGGTTCTGCAAGAGATATTTTAAATGTAGGAAATTGTACTCATGGTGCAACTGATGTATATTTTTGTGTAAATTATCAAGTTACATAAGGAGTAAAAAATGGCAATAACAAAAGAAAATCAAATCGCTAAAATAGAAGTGGTAGGCGAATACAAAGCTGTGCAAATTGCTACTGATACAATCATCAAAGAAGATGGTGTTGAGTTATCAAGAAGCAGACACAGAAAAGTAGTTCACCCTGACCAAGATATTACAGGCGAAGATGCAGAAGTACAGGCAGTATGTAATGCTGTTTGGACTGACGAAGTTGTATCTGCGTGGAATGCTTTTCAAGCCTCACAAAATGATTTATAGTGCTTATATAAATTGTAAAAAAGGATTTTAAAATGATAACAATAGACGGAAAAGAATATAAAGAAGAAGATCTATCATCTGAACAAAAACAAATAACTTCTATTATCTCTTCTTTACAAAACCAAAAAGGATCTGCTCAATTACAAGTAGATAACCTTAATGTCTTACTTAATCATTATATTGATAAATTAAAAAAAACATTAGAGAGTAAGTAATGGAAATTAGTGATAAGACAACTATTGGTATGCCCATTAGGAATCTTATCACTATTGTCGCCTCTGTGGCTGTAGGTGTCTATGCCTACTTTGGTATTATTGAACGACTCAATATCTTAGAAACCAATCGACAATTAATGGAAGCTGACCTTTTAAAAAAGGCAGAACAAACCCCTAAGAATTTAGAGATCTATATGTTAATTGAGATGAACGCAAAACAGATAGAAAAACATTCTCTTCAATTAGAAGAAAATCTACATACTCAAGTAATGTTAGATCACTTAGAAGAACAAGTAGATAAACTCACAAAAGATGTAGAAAAGTTAAAGGATGCGACTAGAGATATAGCCTTCGCCAATGGAAATGGTCATTAAATGTGGAAGTTGGTTATTGCTTTATGTCTGTTTAGTTCTACAGGTGAATTATTAGAACATACTCTAACTGATGGAATATCCGATTGTTTAGAGAAAAAAAGAATTATGATGAGAAACATGAACAATCAAGATAGAATTATGTGTGGCGAAGTAGAAGGTTACATTGAAAACATGAACGGAAAAGATTTTATTACAGCAATAAGAAAGAAGGGATAAATGGCAATCACATCAATAACACAAAGAGGAACAACAGAGGACTTTGGACTCCAGGTTGCGAGAAATCAAATACCCTATCATAAAAATATTTACAAGTTTGGTCAAAATGCAGATGTTGGAAATAGTATAGAAACAATTTGGCTTGAAGGAGGTCTATATGTCTATCCTCCTAGTGCAACAACCATGACTGTATCTAGTTCTGATGCAAATGATACTTCTGCTGGAACAGGTGCTAGAACAATTCAAATTTTTGGATTAGATGGAAGTTATAATGAAGTTTCAGAAACTATAACGATGAATGGTCAAACTCCTGTTACCACATCTAATAGTTATTTAAGAGTTAATAGAGCATTAGTTTTAACCGCAGGAAGTGGTGGAGTAAATGCAGGAATTATTTATGTAGGAACAGGAACAGTAACAGCAGGAGTTCCTGCAAATAAATACACTACAATTAATGGAGATGGAACTAACCAATCGCTTCAAGCATTTTGGACAGTACCTGCTGGTTATACTGCTTATATTTATCAGACAAATATTTCAACAGGAACATCATCTGCCACTCCTGCTATATTAAAAACTTTATTAGTCGTGAGACCTTTTGGTGGAGTATTTAATACAAAAGAAGTAATTACAATAAGTAACGGAAATCATTTACAGAACTACAGTTTTCCTCTTAAAATAACGGAGAAAAGCGATATTGAATTTAGAGCAGAATCAAGTTCAGGAGCTGTAAATTTTAATGTATCTGCATCTTTAAATATATTATACATATTAAACGAATTATTTAAGGGGGATTGATGAAAATAGAACTCAAGGTCATCTTACCCTATATTGCTTTAATAGTTGGGTTAGGTATGTCTTGGGGGATGTTCTCAGAACGCCTTGATGCTGTAGAAAATAAAGCCGATAGAATAGCCAATATGCAAACAGATATTGCTATTATTAAAGAAAAGATTATGTGGATCGAAGATTATCTCTTAGAATCTCGTAAGCAAAATATTCGTTACCCCTAGTTTATCCACAATTTATAGTATATACTTATTGACATATTGGCGAATATGTACAAAAAAATACTAGTCATATCAGATACTCACTTCCCCTATCATCACCCAGATACTTTCCCCTTCCTACAGAAATTAAACAAATCCTATAAACCAGATCATGTGGTTCATATAGGAGACGAAATGGATTGGCACAGTATTAATGTTAGTCATGTGATTAATCCTGATTTACCCAGTCCAGCAGACGAACTGTTAGTTGGTCGTTCACTGTGTAAACAACTAGAGAAGATATTTCCTAAAGTTGTTTTACTCGAATCTAATCATGGATCAATGGTTCTTCGTAGAGCTATGGCCAAAGGAATGTCTAAGTTCTTCATTAAAGACTACAATGAAATATTAGATGTCAATAAAGATTGGCAATGGAAAGAAAGACATATTGTAGAAACAGATAAAGGTCGGATTGTTTTTGCCCATCAGTTTTCCAAAGATATTGCCAAAGCTGTTAGAGAAGCTGCCATGTCCTGTGTACAAGGTCACTTCCATACAGTATCAGAAATTAAATATGTCGCTAATGACTTCCATTTAAATTGGGGTATGAGTGTCGGTTGTATGGTCGATAAGAAATCTTTAGCAATGGCATATATGAAAGTGAATATGGCCAAGCCTATCCTATCTTGTGCTGTCATCACTAATGGCATACCCTATATAGTGCCTATGATCTTAAATAATTCTGGTAGTTGGGATAGAAATATCTACCTATGAGGATTATTAAACAAAAAAATAAATTGATATTCTCTTTAACAGATGCAGAGTCTGAAAAATTCTCAGAATTAAAGGGGAAAAAAGGGCTAGTAGAAATACCCGCTTCTTGGTTCCCTGTTATCTGGGCAGACCTATGTGTTATAATAGAAGAATATCTAAAATGTACGAAGAAGTAAAAAAATCCATTATAGACCACGAAGGTAAAGTGAATATGATCTACAAGGATCATTTAGGAAACGGAACCTTTGGTATTGGACATTTAGTATTACCGACAGATGATTTAAAACCTGGTGTTGCCTATGACGATGATAAGGTTATGGAGATCTTTGAAAAGGATTTTGAAATAGCTTTAAACGATGCTAGGAAGTTTATCCCAGAGGACAATATAGAACCTGTTGCCTTTTATGTAGTAATAGAAATGTGTTTCCAATTAGGACTTCCTCGTCTATCTAAATTTAAAAAGTTTCAATATCATCTTAATAAGTGTGACTATGTTGCTGCCTCTGAAGAGATGCTCGATTCATTATGGGCAAAACAAACTCCAGAAAGAGCAAAAGCACTTGCTAAAAAGATGAGTGATATTGGATAACCGAAAGGAGTAAAAGATGAAAAAATCTTGGGATTGGGTACTAGGTTTATGGAATAAATTAAACACTCACGCAAAATGGATCATCATTATTGCATTAAGTTTAATAGCCTATAATTGGTGGATTGCTTAATGCTATCTAAACTATTAGGTGGATCTTTAGTGGAGACTGTCGGTAAAGTTATCGACAGTGTCCATACTTCTGAAGAAGAAAAAGGTCAAATCAAAATAAAACTCCAAGAGTTAGAAAACGAAATTAATAAGAAACAAATGGACATCAATCTTGCTGATTCCCAATCTACTGCTACCGATATTGGTGGTATTATGCAGAGGTCGTGGAGGCCTCTTATAGGCATGAGTTGTGCTTTAGCCATAGCATGGGAGTATGTTTTAAAACAATTTATTATTTTTATTCTTGCTGCTTTTAATATTGAACATGCACCTCTTCCAGAGTTAGACATGGCCACTCTGTTCCCTTTAGTCACTGCCTTATTAGGTATGGCAGGATTACGCAGTTATGAGAAAAAAAATAACCTTACAAAATGAATAAATGTATTAAATGTGGATGCCCTTGCCATTGTGAGATGACTTGTATAGACTGTGATTGTGCAGGTTGCACACACGAAAAGGAGTAACTAATGAGCACTGTAAAAGAACTTCAAGATCAGTTAGATAAAATCAAAAATGATAAAAGAGAACTTAGAAAAGAAAATAGAGAACTCAGAGAAGATATCAAAGAAAAGGATATTACGATTAAGTTCTTAACGGAACAACTAGGTAATGCCTATGATCGTCTATTACAATCTAATCAAAAATTAATTAACATTACAGTCGATGAGGTAGTAGCTTTTAATAAACTAAAAGCAGATCATCGTAAAGAAAGAGAACTAGCTCAAGCCTTAGAGCAACAAGAAATTAATGCAGCTAAGTTAAAAGGAAATAATAATGTCAGATCCAAGACTTAAACGTGCAGGTGTTAGTGGATTTAATAAACCTAAAAGAACACCTAATCATCCAACCAAATCACACGTAGTTGTTGCTAAAGAAGGTGATAAGGTTAAAACTATTCGCTTTGGTCAACAAGGCGTATCTGGTGCTGGTAAGAATCCTACAACAGCATCTGAGAAAGCAAGACGTAAATCTTTTAAAGCACGTCATGCTAAGAATATTGCCAAAGGAAAGATGTCAGCAGCCTATTGGGCAGATAAGGAGAAATGGTAATGAACGTCTGGGAAAAGAAATACAAAGGAAAAACATCCTCTATCAAAGACAAAAAAGGTTACGCTGCCATAAAGGAACAGGCAGACAAAAAGTTTGGCAAGAAGGTAAGTCTTGTCAAGAACATGTGGATTTCCAAACAACTCAAGAAAGGATAGGAAAAATGCCTAAAGTAGATAATAAAAAATTCCCTTATACAGAAAAGGGTATGAAAGACGCAAAGAAGTACGCAAAGAAGAAGAATAAAAAAGTATCTTATAAGAAAAAATAATGGCCAAGAAACAAACCAACGTAACCAACATAGAACATGTTGTGAAGAAAACTACGATTGGTGATGGTAGAATATCTACAGCTACGATGAATAAAGATAAAAGACGTAGCTTTAAGAAATACAGAGGACAGGGTAGATAATGCCCAAAAAACCCGAAAAGAAGCCCTTACAGCTAGTAGAAATAACTTGGGTTGATTCGGGTAGGGCCTCTGGTGAATGGGGTAATGCTTCTGAAACTATGAAGAAATCTATGCCCACATGTAAATCAGTGGGTTGGTGGTACGATCAGAATAAAGAAAAAATACTAATCTTTGGTGCTATTGAATTAGATAAACAAGGTGAACCCATTAAAGGAACGGAAGGTTCTGAACAAGAGTTCTTAAAGAAATGTGTCACCCAGATAGAGTTTATCGATGCTTAAATTCTTCTTAGTCGGTTGGGTTTGTGTCGGTGTTATGTCTGATGAAACCTGTGTTAGAATGGGATCAGAAGTGATACATAAATCATATCAGGAGTGTAATGAATACTATCAAGCAGTAACTCAAGATCTCCAAGATTTAAAAGATGTAACACTAAAGTTTACTTGTGTTGAAGCTGGGCTACTAGAAGATCTATAAAGTTCTTCTGTGAAACTTAGGGAATACTCCCTCTTCTTTAAAAGTCATATAGGCAGCATACCAATCTTTTTTGTATTCAGCTTGGCAAAACTCTTTAATAGTTCTGTCTTTATCTTCCTTGTTAAAGAAATTTAAAAAGTGATTCATTGCTCTTTTAGTTAAGTTAAACATTATTTTTCTCCGTTTATAAATTGCAAATCTTGTTCTGTATATACAGGCATGAAATAATATAACACACGAAGTGTTGAATTTACTGTGTATTTAAGTGATAACTGATGTGCATTTGTGAGGGCAGTGGTGTACCACCCTCACCGCAGAGGCTCGACTATTAAGGAGGAAGGATTATCGAGTAAACTTCATTTCTTCCATGACTGCTTTGTTCATGGACATCTTAAACATAATCCGATTACGATTATCTTCATGTTCAGCTTGTGCTTTCATTTTATTTAAACGGACTTGTTCATATTCTTTTAAATATTCTTGGAACCGGGGATCTGCCTTTGCTCTTTTTTCACTTTCAGAAGCAGACTTACCTTCATTCATAAATTGAACTTCAATTCTAGCCCGGACAACACTAATCATATTCTCACCATATTTTTCGGCTGCATCAGCTTCTGCTAATTTTTCCCCGGACTCTCTAAATTTATTTAGTAATGCTTCTGTGTCTTTGTTTATTTCTATTAAACTCATCATAACTCCTATTGTAACAACGAATACATAAAAAGTTTTTCTTCATTGTATCTAGTGACATCATCATTGCTTTTGTGTACATCCTATCACAACTTAAACATAGATCAATCTGTTTAGATTCCTTTGATAAAGGTGTCCAATGATTACCTGACAAGTAAGTATAAGTATTTGTCCATTTTTATTTTCTTTTGAAATAACATACACTCCCTCTTTTCAAATGCTCTTTTGATACCACTATTCATCATTCTTAAATTTAAATTATCTTTTTCTTGAAGATCATTAGCTAAGAACCCTTGATGATATAAATA